TCCTTAACCCGCCAATGAGGAGTGATGCACCGAACTGCTGAACAATCGTGTCGCCTTGAGCAACAACCTTGATTGTCTCGCTGCTGTTGTTCGGGATGTCAAACTCTTTGAAGGTGTAGAACTGACGGCCTTCGTAAAAGCATGTATCACCCTCTGATACTTTAATACGCCGAGTGTCTAGCTTCTTGCTGCTAAGGAGATCGCTTGGCCCGAATTGATCTACGGTATAGGTCATGCTTTATGGCTCGTTAGCTTCCTTCCGATCCTTCCGTCTCTTCTGAGCGTAGTACACTCGAAACGCTAGGCTGCCCGGTCTCGCGAACGTCCTCAGACCCGGAACTTCTGCGTTTGGGTTTACTTTTGGGTTCTGCTTTGGCATTCTTAGCAGCCTCTCGCTGTTGGCGCTTTACGCGCTGGAGTGTTTCAAAATCTACTGGCTTGCTTGGTTCTAAACCATCTTTATTAGCCATATCTAATAAAACCTCTTTATGTGTTAGGAGGCATGGCCCCTCCGAAGAGGGGCTAGCCTTTTACCAACTGCTTTAGTTGGTGACGAGGAACGCCAACGGAATGTTTTTCCGCTCGATGACGCGATCCACGGTTCCGGCAGTAGCAAGCTCTGCCTGAGTGTAGCTGATGCCGTTGCTAGGCGTACCAGTAGCCTTGAAGCCGAACGGATGGAGAACGTAGGTCTCACGAACCCACAGCGTCTCAATACCGCCGCCGTTGCCTTGGTCGGCATAACGCTCGATCTCAACAGGTACTTCAGGGTTACCAACACCAAAGCCAAATGCACCAGCGCCGAAGAGCACTGAGGTGTACTTGAAGCCGTCGGTGCTGCCTGCTTCGACGTTCATGCCGTCATCAACGATGACACGCAGACCGAGGTACGTTGGGATTACCAAGTTGCCCTCTGAGTCTGGGATAAAGTCGATGTCGTCATTCTTGACCATCTGTGCGTAAACAGCACTGTGGACAGAGATGGCGCTCAACTCATCGTAACGGTCGCCAAGCGTGTTGGTGGCCTCTACGAAAGCATCACGGTTGAACTTCGTTCCTGCGTCTTGACCAGAAATGCTTTCTGATGCTACGTCAACAACCATGTCGCCGCCGTCGTTAGCTACGTTGTCGGCGATGATGCCGTTCGTGGTAGCAACCAAACGACGCTGCCACTGGCGAGTGAAGTACATGTCCGTCCGGTTACGAACCTGATCGATGGCGCGGGCGCCAAGAGCAAGCTCTGAAGCCAGATCGGCTGCCTGCCAACCTTGGTTGACAAATGCCTTACGAGCAATCTGCTCGCCCTGCACAACCTTCTGAGGGGTTGCAACATTGCTTGGGTCGTCGTCGCTGTAGTTCAGCTCGATTGAACCGTCAAGGTCTTTCCAGAAAGGAAGCTCGGCAGTTTTACCAGCAGCGCTGGCAAGCTCATCAAGCAGGGCGTTACGAGTAACAACACCGCTGTCGTAGAAAGCCGTCTTTTCTGGGCCATTTACGGGAGGCAAGTCCCGGAATACTGTGACATCAATGATGTCGCTTAAACGTGTAGTAGCCATTGATTAATTCTCCTATCGTTGGCCGTAATAGTCATTCTTTAGGCGCTCATACTCAGATGGGCTTTCAGCCCGCAGTTGACTGAGTTCTGCGCCTGTCATTTCAGAAAATGATTTATTGCTTACGGCCCCGCCGTTGTCTGATCCAGAGGCTCCGCCTCCAGTCGCCCCGCTCCCATCCACAAGGAACGGATACTTTTCTCGAAGGTGAGTAAGAACTTTCTCCTTCTCCACCGGCACACCGCCTAGCTCAAAGACGACACCATCGTCTGAATACTTAGCGTACTGTGCTGCCTTCTCCTGTAGCAGTTCACTACGAGCTGTGTCGCGTGTAAGCTCTGAAGCAAGTTTTGTAGTCTCTGCGTTAATAGTCTGCTTCTGGATGCGACTGTTGAACTCTTCAAACCGCTCTTGAAGCTCTCGCTTCGATTCTTGCTCGCGCTCGTACAGCTCACGGAACTGTTCTTTCTCTTTGAGACGTTCTTCTTCTTGAGTCTTCTGTAGCTCTTCAAGCTCTTTAGCTTTCTGAGTAGCAGATTTCTTCTCGCCTAAAAGCTCGTCTACTTTGTTCTTTAGACCTGACACCTGATCTTCAATCATGCTTTTGACTTCAGCTTCGGTGTAAGTCTTTCCTGTTTCTTTGATCTCCTCAGCTACGTTGTCTTCCGCTTGCTGTTGGATTTCTTGTTCACTTGCTGCCATATCTATAAGCCCCTAGCTTACTGTTAGTGTCCGACCTCGGGTCGGGTGGTTAATCTGCCGGAGTGGCGCGTTGCCAAGCCAGCGGATTCTTCTCTCTAAGCTCTTGTAGGTTGATCTCTGCTCCATCTGAATCGATGAAGTCGTTTGCATTTAGACCACCTTGCTTAAATAATTCGTACTTCTGTTCGCCGTTGCTGTACTTACGAAAAAACTCTCTTTGGAAGTCAGCGGGTTGATCGTTAAGCCAGCCACTGAAAGTCTTTCTGCTAGATACTTGCTGTGCGCCATCTGCGCCAACAGCAGGGCGACTGCCTTCTAGCCCTGATAGCACTGAGCCTTCTCTTGGCTGTGCTACTCTGATCGACCGACAGTTGTAATGCAGTGGTGGCTTCGGGCCTTGGTCAACCTCGAACACTTGTCCATCAAAGCCAGAGCAAGTCGGTGTTGTTCTTACATCCAAGGTAGCGACAAACTTCTCGCCGCTCATAAACTCTTTGTTCTCTTTTACAAACTCTTCACGCGCTACTGTTGCTGCGTGGTTGACTGCTGTTTGTACAACAGTGCGAGCTTGTGCTCTTGTTCTGCCTGTCACCTTCTGCCCGATGCGTCTAGCGATCTGATCTGGCGTGTCGCCTGAGATAAATCCAGCAGAGATAAGATTCTTAATCTCTTTCTTGTTTGACTGGCTAAATGTCTCAACCATCTGATTGATAGATAGCGATTGCCTTTGTCCACCAATCAATATCTGTGCAGATGTACCTGTTACCGCTGCTGTCAATCTTTCTTTTGGCGGTACAGTTGTCTCTGCTGTGAGCACCTGATCTAGCGTGTCTTTCTGAAACTCAATCTCACCATCGGTGAACTCAGAGATTCTTTCTAACAAGCCCTCAGAGAAGCGCTCTGTGTTTCCCTGTACGATGCTATCAATCGAGCTAAGAAGTGTGCCTAAGCGGCTTCTCTGGAACTCTGTGCCTGCTTCTGCTAGCCGACTTTGCAAGTCTCTGCGTAGCTGCTCTAACACTTCGTCTAACTCTCGCGATACACCCCTTGATGCTCGCTGGATCATTATCTGCCGACGAGTTATTGCGTCAGCAAGAAAGTCCTCTGCGCTCATAGCGGCTGAGTAGCGTTCTCGCCGTCAATTTCTTCGTCACCCATCTCTTGTGGAATATGCAAGCGACCCTTGCGGATGGATTCTCTCTGGATTGAGCGTGAGATAACACCAACATCACCTAACTGAATCAGCGCCATAAGCTGCTGTGCGTCTAGGGCGGTTTCCCAGAAGTCAGTGTTTAGGTCGTACCGGATGTCTTCGACATTCTGCATACCCATGAATCTAGCAGCATCCATGAGAGCGCCAGTGAGAGCGTATGACAGGTTATTGACCACTTGGTCTAGAGTGCTGCTCTCTGCACTAGCGTTGATCCTTGCTGCCTCTGCTGTCTCGCCGGGGCCACCACGTTGGATCAGTCGAGCACCGATGCCGACCATCTCTTTCTCTTTAGCTTCTTTGAGCTGCACTAGCAAGTTGCGCTCTTCAGGCTGCACAAGCTCTACACTGCCGCCTTGTGTAATGATTCCTGTTCGGCTTCCGAGCTGTACGCCGTTAGGGTTCTGCTCTGCAAAGACATCAGGCGCAGTCTCGCCAATGTTTAGATGCAGCGTAGGCTGCCCTGTGATGAACCCAGCTTCTTCAAGATCAGCGTTGTTACGATAGTGTGCTACGTTAAGCACAGACAGATCGTACAAAGGCGCATCATCAATGTCGGGTAAGTTGTTCTCACTGCCTACAATGTAAAGCGGAATGTGATCGAATGGTGATCCACCTGCCATGCGTGGGATGAACTCAGGGGCAATCGCACTTCCGCCATCATCGTACATCTGCTGTGTGTACACACCATCACGAAGACGAAGTACACGGTAGTGCTTAACTACATCGTGATCGAACTCGTTGCTATTGTTCTCATCTTGTACAAGCTCAACCAGAACTGCCAACGTAAGTACACGGCGTCCGTTGATCTTCTCGTATTTCCAGTTGATAAATGACTCTGCTTGATAAGGCAGCACCAAGGGACGCGCCCCGATGTTCTGCTCTGTCTCAAAGTCAATGCTGTCGTTTATCGTTGGGTAGTCAATCAAGATGCAGTGACGGCCTGTGTCTAGCACACCGCCAAGCGCTTCCTTTGCAATGTGCTCTAAGCTAGTGCCACTGCCATCGGCGTTAAAGATCAGATCTTCC